GAATACATATATACCAATTGAGGATTTCATTGACGGCAAAACATATCAAACAACAGTATACAATGTTGTGAAGAATTACATGTTTGCTGAGCATGAAAGAATAAAGATGCTAGAGAATGTAGAAAAGCAAATGGATAAAGATCCAAGCTTTGCATATGATCAAAGATATCTTAAGAATGGTCAGAAGTTTAACATCTTTGATGACATCTTTAGCAGTGATTTAAAAGCAGAACTGTTAAAGGTAGACAACCTGAAAGAGACTTTTGATAACCCTGGTTCTACAGAACTTAAATTAAAAGTGAAGCAGTCTATTGATGACTACTTCCAAAAGCAATCAGATAGTGTTGAGGCTAAGTTTAATGAAGCACCGTTTATATCCGGATCACTAGTTTCTTCAATGCAGAGCAAATTTGCAAAAGCAAAGATGAACCTAAGAGGAGATGCAGCTAAGGCAGCGATGAAAAGCATGCTTATCAAATCAATGGTTGCTAATATGTGGATTCATAACGTAGAGACAATTAATATGTTCTATGGTGATCTTGCTATGTATAATCATGCCAAGCAAGAGTTCCACAAACGTAATGCTGGTATTGGTTCCACTGGTACTGTATTTAGAACTGATGATTCTATGTTGCGTTATATCAACAATAGAGTTAAGCGCGGGTATGCTGATAGATTAGGAATCACATATGATAACTATGATGGACGCATCAACACAGCAATTATTGAAGACATTAATAGTAAAAGTGTTTTCTATAATGAGATTGCTTCATCACAGAAAGAAGCTTTTACTGAACAGTTTAAATCAGCATACCCTAAAGAAACCGCAGCTCAGATTGAGGCCCGTGTTAATGAGAAACTATTTGGTAAAAAAGGTACACAAGAAGACCCAGGTAAAGATGGTATCATGCATGCCTTTGCTAATATGAATGAAGCGGATGCGCAGGGTTATCTTACATTTGATATGTACCGTATTCTGCAGATCTCTCAAGGTGAGTGGAATTTTGATACTCAAGAAAAAGCTTATCAAGAGATTATCAAGAATAACGGTAAAGGTGTTGATCAAACACAACTTGCTGAGTTGTTCCCTCCTGCTAAATACCAGTACTGGGGTGCACTACAAACAACAGGTGTTCCACCGGTGATGGCATTCCATAAATATTCATTGATGCCCCTTATTCCAGGAGTGTACAAAGAAGGATCTAACATTGACAAGCTTCATAAGAAAATGATGCAAGAAGGTGTGGATTATGTTACATATCAATCAGGATCCAAAATTGGTACACTTACTAAAAAAGCTGGTCCAGATAAATGGTACAATTCTAATAACAGAAGTGTAAACACTGATATCACTTTTACAAAGAACACAATCTTTGCAAACTTCCTAAAGAATCAGCTTAAGATACACAAGCACTTTAAAGGAACAGTTACATTCCCTACTCAGTTAAGAAAACTTATTGAGGATGGTCTAATGGAATTTGGTGTTCCTACAGACTTCAGAGCAAGTTTGTCTATTGAGGATCGTATAGCTCAATGGGCTGGTCTTTCTGAAGCTGAAAAATTGAATCCTGCAAACTCTAAATTTTATAGCCTTGTTAAGGTTTATGAAGATAACATTGCAGCTCTTACTGAACTTAAGAAAAAGAAATTACTTGAGCAAGCAGGACTTACTGAGAAGGACGGTCAGATTACAGGAAACCAGGAAAAGCTTTGGAACTTTGTTAAGAATGAACTTACAAGACAAGACCTAGCTGATCATGAAATTGATTTCATCCAAGTGGTTAATGGAAAACTTGTGCGTGATCTTTCTATGTCTCTTTCTGCAGATAAGATTGAAAAACTTCTTAATGCACTTGTAACAAGAAGACTCATCAAACAGAAGTTCCATGGTGAAGGATTGTTCCAGTTGTCCAGTGCGATGTTTGAAAATCCGGAGTCTACTACAAGATTCACGAATCCTACTCAAGAAGACTTAGACAAATGGGGAACTAATGATTTACCTTTCTACCGTATTAGAGACGGTAAAGTTCAGGCTGCAAAAGTTAAAGTAGCTCTTCATGGAGATTTTGAATACTTGCTTTACTTAAAAGACAAAGAAGGTAATCAGATAGCAGTAAAAGATGCTGAAGGTAATCTTGATTATGATGCTAGTTTAGATAAGTTAAATTCATTAATCAAAGATGACGCATGGCTTGATGCTGATAACCACAGGGAGATGATTACTATGGTTGGTGTTCGTATTCCAACCCAGGGTCTAAACTCTATGGAATTCATGGAAGTCTATGAGTTCTTACCAAAAAGTGCTAGTAATGTTATCATACTTCCAGCAGAGATTGTTGCTAAGTCTGGAGCTGACTTTGATATTGATAAACTTACTGTATTGATGCCAAATATCTCTAAGTCTTACAAGACAGAGATCAGTAATGCCAATTTAAGAATGTTGCAGAATCAGTATCCTGAACTAGATTTCAGTAGAGATAATGTTAACATGGTATTGGATGCAGCAAAGAACGACAATGAAGTTTATACCCTTACTCCAGAAGATACTCAAATACTAAAAGCTCTTGAGCAGTTTGTACAAGTTGAGGCATCATATAAGACAAATAAGTCTGAGAAAGGATTGGAGAACAATATCATTACTAATATCAAAGATATTCTTCAGCTTCCGGAAAATTACTCTTCACTGACAAGACCAAACGGTATTGATATCTTGGATCCTATTCAGGCTGATCTTGCTGATCAAGTTGGGGGATACAATCCATCATTTACATATCAAGCAGATAATCAAGTTAAGAAAGGATCAATATCTCCAACGCGTGCTCTAGAGATTGAGTATAACTTATACAAGCACTACACCAATAACATTGGTAAACAGACTCTTGGTTTAGGTGCCGTGGATAATACATTCAATACTCTACTCAACAGAGTTAACGCATACCTGGAGCCAATCTTCAATGGTCAACCACAAACACTTTACTTACCACATAATACTCTTTCAGTAAAAGGACAGAAAGCAATTTCACTTGCTTCTAGAATGGATGCCAAGGGTGAGTACCGTATTTCAGATATCATCAACCAGATGATAAATGGATGGGTGGATATTGCAAAGGATGCTTGGATCTTTAATATTCAAGGTAACAAAGAAATTGCACCATCACTGTTATTCATGGTTCAGGCAGGAGTTCCAATTGAACAAGCTATCTACATGGCTTCTATTCCATCTGTAAGAGAATATGTAAGACAACAGAAGCTTAATAAGAGTACATTCTCTGAACCATTAGGATACGGTAATGAAAGAACTTATGCTAAGAGTAATGCTTCAAAAGCTATACTAGAAAAGCTTGGGTTTGTTATTCCTGAAGATATGTCTGTAGTTGATTTTGTAAATAGTCAACTTTCTTCAGCAATGGCTCAAAGTCAATTTGATGGAGAGTTTGAACTTAATAAATTAAAGGAGATTGTAAAAGGTAATAAGAAACCTTCAGCTCAAACAGATGCATATGAAAAAATGGCTTTCTTGCATTTCTTACAAATTGAGGAAATGGCAAAAGCGGTACGCGATGTTAAATTGAGTATGAATCTTGATACTGCCGAATCTAAATCATTATTTGAGGCTTCTAATAGAAAGAAACTAATTGCTGAATTAAAACAAAACGGCAGAATCAGTTCTGATCTAGTTGATAAATTGTTAAGTGAGTCCCCTATTTCAAGTTTTGCTATTCAGGATTTTCAGCTTGCAATTTGGAAAGATGCTTTTGAATTACGCAATCATCCTATGTTAAACAAATTTGTGAGTGACATGCTTACTCCAGATAATGTTAAGAACACTCTAGGTGATAATGAGAAAGTTGCTGCAGCACTTAAGAATGATATCTTATCATACATATTCCAGAATTCATTTAACACAGCTTCATTAACAGTAGATGGTCTTGATTCTATTAAGGCTTACCGTGGATATGATGTAGCCCTTATGGAAAATGCTCCAGTAGAAGTAAGAGAAAACTCTGAAAAACTACGCATGGGTGCAGCTATGTTTAATGGTGTAATGTACATTGATAAGAATAGAATTATTCAAGACTTTGTTGAAAAAAGCTACGTAAAAGGAGCAGCTGGTTATTCAAGCTTATTACTTGCACCGGTAAATGAAAAAGCTTTTACAACTATTGATGAGTATACTAAGTTTGTTCTTGAAAGAGAATATCTACGCGGAACTCTTGATTTTGATGCAGTTAAAGAATCTAAAGAATTCAAAGAACTTCAAACTGTAGCAAGAGAGAAAGGTTGGTATCCAATGAGGGACCGTGAGTCTTCAGCAGATTATAAATCACGTGTTACTAGAAATCTTTTAGAGATGACTCTAAGAGATAAAGCTTTGGACAACTCATTTAACAATTGGAAGCTTTTCCAAAGCACTGATACTTTTGCACATCAGTTTGCAAGATTTAAAGATGACTATCCAAGTTTAACAGAAAACTTCCCGCTCCTTAAGTATTTGGTGATCAATAAAAATGATCAGGGTTATACAAACATCAAACTTGTTGATACAAAACTTGATGCCAATACAATCAACAGGATGCATCAAATGTTTTTGAGATTAACTGATCCATCTTCTCTTGGTATTGACAATGCCAAGGAGGCCCAAGCTGTGGCTAACTTCTTTAGAAAGTTCCCAGTAGTTGGATTCCTTCAGTCTGGATTGAATACCCGTGGACAATTTGCTCTTGGACGTATTCTTCCTGAAGAGATCCTTACTGGACTTATGGAAAAACCGGTAAAGGATTTTGTGAATCACTTGAATAGTTTTGTTACATCCAAAGGAGAAACAGTTGGTACACCATTGATCCTTCTTGACTATGGTAAAAAATTCCTTCAGGAAAACAGTAACAAGAAGTTTTCTACAATGTTCCGTGGTAAGAACTACAAATCAGATATCAAACTTCAGAACTCTATTGACTTTGGTAATAAACCGTTGGCTGCAGGTATTGCATATATCAATGATCTAAAAAGCGTTAAGTTAACTCCATCACAAAAAGCAATAGTTGATCAAAATACATCTCAAGTTGTAAAAAGAGAAGAACTGAATCAGAAGAGAACATTACCGAGTAACCTTAAAGATTATGTTAATAGTCTTATACCGGGTTGGGCTGATAATCCTAATAATCAAGCTAGATTATTTGCTGAGTTTGTGTGGGAAAAAGAGTTCTTACGTTTGGAAGATGACTATACATTTAGAACAAAATTTGGTGAGTATGCTGAAGACAGTATAAAGGAGTATAAAGAAAAAGGTTGGATTGACGATCCTAAGTATAAACAAGATGTTGCTGGTTTTGTTGTGGATGTGATATCCGCTAAACTTGCAAAAGAAGGGATATCATTAGAAGATATGTTCAATAACATATTTGGATTAACTCAACCTATTTCTCAACCGGCAAATCAACTTACTAAAACAAAAGAAGGAGTACAGAAAGTATTTGAAGATAATCCAGAACTTGCTACAATTGGAAATGCTCAAGAGTATTCAGAATATCTTGATTCAGTTTTCCCAAATAGTAAAGTAAAAGATATTCTCTATAGAGGAAGTGAAAACCCTAATAAATTAGAGGCTTCTGATTTAGATCCTGAAAAAGGAACTGGTGCTAGAAACTTGGGTAAAGGGATTTATCTTGCAAAAGATAAAGCACTTGCAGATAAGTATAGTGGAAAAGCTGGAAGAACAAATGCATTTATTGTTAATGTTCCTAACTTCCAAATCATTTCACTTCAAAAGAATTGGGATAGAGGTTATTGGTCTGCAGATAACGTTACGGTAAGAGATATCACAAATAACACAAGTGATACACTTATTAACTTTGAAGGTCTTGATAAAGACAATTATGTAGAATTTAATAAGTATACTGGTAAGTATGTAGGTCCTCTAAATGAAAATGGATTCCCAGCATATCAAAAAGAAAATATGTCATATCCTGAGTGGACGCAACTTGCTGTTAATTCAAATAAACAAATTCTAGTACTTGGCTCTAAACAAGATGTAGAAGGCTTTAAAAAGTATCTTGCTGATAAGAAAGCTACATCAGAGATGGCACCTCTTAGTTCATATGTGTCAGTAGAAGATCTTCAGAAAAATCCTACCTTTGAAGGAATGGCTGTTGAGTTTGTAAAAGAGATTAGTACAAATAAGGATAAGAAAGTTGCAGCACGGTCAGTTAAAGGAGAAAACAAAGTTCTTCTTGTGGCTGATGTACTTTTTGAAAAATACAATGAGAAAGCCTGGACAGAACCAGCTACTCAAAAAGATGGTTCAAAAGCTACAGCTCTGGATCCTAATGCTTTCAGTAATTTCAATGAATTCCTTACCTTCGTAATGCTTCATGAAAAAGCTCATACTTATTTGTTTAAAAATGAATCTGAGACAACTGGTCAGTACGAGGATAGAATCAATGATGAGGCTATGCGTAGACTGAATCAAATTGGAAACAAAGAGGTTCAGACTGCTAATGCGGCAGTACAAGATATGGTGACAATCACCGACCAAATGGTTCAAGATTTTATGTTCAATGTTTGTAAATAGAAGTTATGTCAATGTGTCCAAATAAAGCTTTACCAGAGTGGAAAGCAATAGTTGAAGCGGTAGGTGAGTTTGAAGCTTACCGTGATTATCTTGAAAATGGATATGAGATCCGTAATGTAGAAGATGTAGTTAAAAAGCTTGAGGAGCGTGGTCAAATAAAAACAAGTGAAAAACCTGTTGATCCGCGCTACATGAGCAAGAGTCTTGTTGATGTAATTGAAGCTGATCAGCCAGTTCAGATTGAGATTGATTCTGCTAGTTCAGATAATGTAACCGGATTAGCTATTGCTAAAAGATTGGCAGAACAGATGGATATAAATTATGAGGTTGTTACCAGAGAGCAGGCTATTGCTATGACTGCTAAATCTGAAATGCCTTATGATAAGATGGAAGAGCTTGCAAAAAGCAAAGGTCAAAAAGCACCTGCAGGATTCTTTTATGGAGGGATGGTTTATTTTGTTGGAAGTAATCTTTCTGCAAGCACTGCAATCCATGAGTTTGCACATCCCCTTATCCGCAGCATCATGTCAACTAACAAAAAACTAGCTGAGAATCTTTATAATAAACTTGTTACAGAAAGACCTGCGTTAGTAGCATCATTAGAAAGAGAAAGACCGGACCTGGAGCCAGGATCTGATCTATTCAAAGAAGAAGCTTTAGTAATGGCATTAACAACTGCAGCAACTACTTTAGCTAAAGGCGAGAAATTACAGTCAGGATTTTCTAAGTTTATCAATGATTTAATGTATGCAATCAAACAATTGCTACGTAAAACATTTGGAGATAGAATACCTGTTGCAAAAATTGACCCTAATACAACTCTTGAATCATTAGCAGAAATGCTTGCTACTGGACAGAAATTTTCATTTGAAAAAGATGCTGTAACAAGTGATCAGGTTATTGCCTATATGACATCTATTAATGATTACATGGCTGACATTGAAAAGGTAGATGGTAAGTACATTCATGACTTCTTAACTAAGGCAAATTTTCTTGTTGATTCAGCAGAGCGAATGCTTCAGGCAGAAAGATTTGATGAACTTCAGCAAGTGCTTATTGATCAGTATGGACGTAGTGATTTGAAGAATCTTAAGTCAGATATCAAAGGTTATAAGAATACTATAAAGAAAGTAGCAGAAGGAGCAATTGATCAAGCTAAAGCTGATTTAAATGCAGCTAAAGCATTTGCAAAAACTTTGACTCAGCTCCAAACTATAATGGAGAAGACTCTTACTCACATGCAACAAATTGCTGACAGTGAGAGAAACAACATTGACAGTATGCAGAAGTTTTTCTACTATGAAAGATTTGTCAACTACTGGGATGGTTTCATGACAGAGATCAATGAGACTATTAATGATCGTAAAAGAATGGGCTTCAGAGTTGAGCCTAATTCTCCATTAGTAAAGTTGGTAACAAGTATCAACAATACTATTGAATCTATTAAAAAAGAATCTAATGATGTTAGAGCTGATGGTGCAAGAGATGCTTTATACGAGCAGCTTGAGCCTATGGGTCGAGACATGAAAGAAAAATATGAGACAATCATCAAAAATCTTAAAGAGCAAGGAGCTCCGCAAGAACAAATTGATAGATGGTCTAAAGAATACTATGGGATGACTCAAGCAGAATATGCTGAGTTTGACAGAATGCGTACAAAGAAAAGATCTGGAAAAGGACTTACTGTATCAGAAGAACTTAAGTTTAACCAACTACTCCTTAAGAACAAGGAAGGTGTTGAGATTAGCCCTGAAAAAATTGAAGGTCTTTTACAGGGTAAACTGGGTGACGCTGGATGGCTTAACTCATACCTTGAAGGATACCTTTACAATAATGATGCTGTCATAGCAGGATTAGCTCTTTATGTAAAGAATGGTCTTAATGAAGTTATGGTAAAGTCTCAAGCAAAATTCAATGAGTTTGCTGAAGACATGAAGCCATATCTTGAGAAGATTGGATATAACCCAAGCAACCTTGGTGAACTAGGTGAGCAAGTAGGTGATAAAGACATGACCGGTTATGTGGATCCACAGACAGGTGAAGTTGTAGAACGTGAGGTGTGGGTATTGCTTAATAGATTTAAGAACTACAGAGTAGAAGAAGTTAAACTTACCAATGCAAGAAACATTGCTGAAAAAGACTTTGCATCTAATCCCTCAGAAGAAAACCGCCAGCGTTATCTTAATGCTCACCAAGCATTGAAGCAATTTAAGCGTGACTACATGTATGATGAGTACACAAGAGAAGTTTACGCTGCAGATGAATTGCTTGAGAAAGATGAAATTGGTGTCAAAGCTGCTTACCAAAGACAACTTGCTTTTGATGCCATAAACACAGCTGCTGAAAAAATGCAGAAAGAAGATGACACTAAAGAAGCTGAAGAAGAAATGAAGCTTGCTTTAAGATCTTATAGACAACTTTATTCCATGACTTATCTCAATGGTAAACCTAAAACAGGTATAGATAAGGAAATAGCAGAAAGACTTGTTGAACATAGGACAGCTACTCGCAAATTCTATGAATGGAAACCAATTAAAGGAGCTTTTCAAAAAGCACTTGCCAACTATGAACTTGAACTTGAAGCTGCAAATTATAAAAAAGGTACAGCTCAGTTTGATGCATTACGTAAAGCTTGGATTGAAAAGAATACAAGACGTACTATATCAGCTGATTACTATGAGAGGAGAAACCGTCTACTCCAAAGAAAAAAAGAAATACTTTCTAAACTGCCAGATAGCGTTCAGAAAGATGTAGATAATACATGGATTACAGAAAGTATTCTTGGTTATACTGAAGGATTCAGAGATGAAAATAATGAAGTTCAAGCAAATGAACTTTCTCCAGATGTCCTTAAGAAAATCAAAGATTTAGAAGAGCAGGCTGCTGAAAAGACAAAGAACTATGTTACTAAATCAGGTTTAACACGTGGTCAATATGAAAGACTAAGTACTCTATTTGCAATGCAAAAAGAAGGAGCTCTTACTCCGGAAGAAAAAACCGAGATGCAAGATCTACTTTCCATGAGAGCACAATTTGGTTTGAATGAGTATGAAATGACCGAGCTTGACTCTATCAATTCCGAGCTTGAAGATTTGTCTCAATACACAGCTACAGAATACTACTTGGATATCATGAATGACCTTATGACCAAAGTAGATCCTGAAGCATTTAAGCTTGCAACAGGAAGTAATACTGTTGATAAAGTGAATGCTGATCGCTTGCTTGAAGAAGATGTTATAAATAAATTACTTGGTCAGAGCAAAGAATTTGATGATTGGTTCAATGCAAATCATATCAAATTTAAGTACTATGATAAAGCTCAAGGAAAAGAAATAACTAGCTATAGAAGATTAAGAGTATGGAGTGTTAGTAAACCAAAAGACACAAAATATCTTGAGACCACAGAGCTTAAAGATCAGTTTGGTAATGTTATTGAAAAAATCCAGGGTGTACCTAAAATGGAGTACTACAGCCGCAGTGTAAAAAAAGAGTACCGTACTGGATATAATCCTACCACTGGTCGTGTAGAAAAGGTAATAGGATTACATATCAATAATAAAGGCGAGTGGTTGCCGCGTACTGTAGCAGATGGTGCTAAGGATGCGCGATTCATTAATGAAAAGTATGATCAGATGCGTGAGCAAAATCCTGATTTATTCAAAGTGATTGAAAAGCTTACAGAGTATCACTTAAAGAATCAAGAAGGTGCGCCATATAAATCTAAGCTATACCTTGATTTCCCACGCTTCTCTAAGAAAAGAATTGAAGTCCTTAAGTCTCAAAATCCTTTAACTACACTGGTAAATAGAATCCGTGGATTCTTTAACGGATATGCTGATGACTTTGAAGATGGCTTAAACAAAAAAGATGAGTGGAATCTTGTAAAAGCTGATATGTTTGATGATGAGATAGCTGATGTTCCAATTCGCGGGTTATATGATCTGGATATTGATGATGTATCAACTGATATCACACACGGTATGATGCGTTACATGTTCTCATTGGAAACTCAGAAGCAGCTTATTAAAATGAGTCCTCTTGTTAGATCTGTACAGAATGTAGTAAGTGATCCTAAGAATAAAGTAATTGACCCAACCAAAGTTAATAAATGGAACCTTACTAATTTAGGTATAGTAACATACTTAAACAAAGATGGGGCTAGTGTGCGTAAGCGTGCAGTAGATAACTTTATAGAAAGAGAATTTGAAGGAAAACGTACAACAGGTTTTGGATCTGATGTACCTTGGCTTAATAACTTTTCCAATGCAATGTTTAAAGCAGCTTCATTCCAGTTCTTTGCTTTAAATATACCTTCTGCTATGAAGAATAGCTTAAGTGCTAAGTTTCAGTCAATGATTGAAGCTGCTTCCGGAAAGTATTACAATGTAGGTGATTGGACAAAAGGTAATGTTTGGTCATATAAGGCAATGGCTGATATGAGCATGCCTGGTAATCTCTATGCCAAAGGAGCTAAGTCCTTAACTCAACAACTTATTGATGTATTTGATCCAGCTCAGGGTAGATTTGAACAGAAGTTTGGTGAATCAATGTCACGAAGTTTAGTTCAAGATACTGTAGATGGTACATGGTTATACAGCTTCCGTAAGTGGTTAGAACTTCAAGCTACTCTGCAGATTTTTGGAGGAATGATGTATCATCAAAAAGTTACCATAAACAAAGGTACTGCTGAAGAAAAAGAAATCAATCTTGTTGATGCGTGGGAATTGAATAAAGATAACAAGATTCAGCTTAAAGAAGGAGTTGATCCAGAATGGGGTATCACCTATGATGAAAATGGTGAGATGAAGATTGGTAAAAATTTCCTTGCTTACAAAAACAAGATTCAGATGGTCATGAATAATCTTCAAGGAGCCTATGCTGAATTTGATCAACCTGAAGCACAACGCTATCTAGCCTTTAGATATATCAGTTTCTTGAGAAAGTATCTTACTCCAATGCTCATCAATAGATGGGGTCATTCTGGTAGTATATTTACCGGTACAGCAAGACCGAGGTTAAATGCCGGGCTTGGTGAGGGACATATGGGATACTACACACGTACTCTTCTTGTTATGAAAGACATGGTTAAAACTATGGGTAGAAATCTACCATTCTTACAAGCAGAAGAAAAGCAAGCTGTTTTACGTACCTTAACTGAAGTAGTAGGTCTAATTGTACTTTACTTTGGAGCCAGCGCATTATTTGGATGGGATCCAGATGATGAAGACAGATATGAAAAATTAAGAGAAAAATCCGGACCATTACCTTGGTTTGGTACAGATGAGAACAATGATGAATTCAATGCTCAGGGTTGGGTAAGTAATCACTTGCTTTTCCTTATGTCAAGTGTGCGTGCGGAAAACCAACAGTTCATTCCTCTACCAGGATTAGGTCTTAAAGAATACGCAGCAATGACAGATCTTAAGTCTGTAGCATTTGGTCCAACAATTTCTTCATACATTGATATTCTAGATAATTTATTACTTTTATCAACCGGTTCAGAAAAAGCATATTATGCTAAGGACGCTGGGCCATATACATGGCAAAAAGAAGGTGATCCTAAAATTGTAAATATGCTGATGAAAATGGTAGGTCTTAATGGCTCTACCGTTGATCCAGTAACAGGCTTTAAGAATATGAATAGTGTTCAGGCCCGAAAATAAAAACGGCAACTCTAGATGAAAAAAAAGGGGGAGAAGGTAGAAACCAACCCCCTTTTTTTATGCATGCCATTTAGTCAATAGTGTCTTTAGAATTCTAACATCTTCTATTGCAGTTATTTTAACACAAGGCCAATCAAAATTCTTTACATACCATTCATCTCCCTCATCATTATCTGATGAAATCAATGTCACCCCATCACATATCTCTAATTTGTAATAGTGGTAGTCATATCCATTCTGACTTTCCTCATCTGTTACATCAACTCTTTCAAAGTCTTCATCAATTATTTCCTGTTCCGTCATCTTCTTTTACTAATGTAGTTTTAATAGAGCCAATAGCCTTTTGAATATCAATGAATGGAATGTAATGTCTCATACCAAGATCCGGGCTTTTGGATGGTTGACCTATTGCTCTAAAATCAATTTCAATATCTCCATTTCTGTTTGAAAAGGAAACTACTCTAGCGAGTATTACTTTACCTCCAGGTTTATTCTGGAAGGCGTATTTTCTATGTACAATAAATATCTTACTACCAATGGTTAAATTATCAACTTCAAATACGTGTTGTGCCATCTGATTACTTTATCTTATCCTGAGTAGGATAACAGTTTAGAATTTTTTCTTTTAAGCTACCTCGTGCATGACTACTAGCTTGTTTTAGTGCAGCCTCTACGTGCATCTTTGCAAAATCATAAAGATCAACAGTGTCAACACCGGTCCAACCTACGCGTACTTTCTGACAATTTCTGTCTTTAAGAAACTGCCAGCTTGTGGGTAATTCTTCTTTCTCTTTACTCATCTTCAAGATCTTGTATCTTATCTACAATATCATCTTTTAACTCATCTGTAAGAGTCTGTGTTGGGAGATTGTAGATCCATTCAATTACTTCTTCTTTACTCATTATCATAGCTGTTATCATCAGCTACTACAGTTATTTCAACTACAATAGCTTGTTCAAGTAATGCTTCTTTAATATCTCTGAGTATATTTTGCGTAGTTTCCCTTGTAAACCCGTGCTCTTCCCAATACTCAGTGATCATTTGTGTTAATTGATCCATCTTTCTTTGGTTTAAAATATTTCTTCTCAAATTTTTTCCAACCGTCTTCAATCAAGGTAGCAATGAGGATGTCATTTATTATTTCATCCTTATGCTCATCACACATTCCGATTCCTTTGATATCTAAATCTGGACTGTATCTTTTTGTTGCAGGCTTTCCGCATTTAATGCATGTCATTCTTCTAGTAATTTTTCTGCGGCTTTATTTGCCATGTATGCTGAACATTTAAACTTGTCTTTCAAATAACACCGGATCATAGACTTAGTGAATAGTTTATAATCCTTGTTGTTTTCCTTGACATGTTTCACCATCATATCAATCTTTATACTCATGCTTTTAATTTGAAATGAAACAATCATCATTTGCTATCCTGAGCCAGTCTTTAAATGACAGCAGGTATAGTGCGCGCGTAACATATAGAAGACTTCCTTCCTTAGTTACTTTTCTCCAGGCGTTTCCTGTTTTTACAAAACATGCTGGAGCATTGTTGTATCTAAGAAAAGATATCAGCTGTCTCTCATCTACTGGAGATTTATCAGGATTCACCTTAATGAATTTATCCCTCCACCAAATCTGTGTCTGCATACTATTTCTTTTTACGTTTCTTTTTTGGAGGAGTAAACTTAGGACCTCTCTTACCTTGAGAGGAGTACTTTGTATACACACTAGCAGCAGCCATTTGTGCTTCACTTAGTTTGTTAAACTCTTCCCAAGAGTCAGGTATGTTTGCCATTCCCATTTTACTTCATTTTAAGAATTTCTCTTACTAAAAACTGAATCAGATAAGCATAAACTTCCTCTGTTTCATAGCCTGGTTGTACACCAATTCTGGTTAAAACTGAAAAAGCAGCATGATAACATTCATGTGCTACTAATGCTATTTTGTCAGGATCTTTTCCAATCTTCTCTCTAAATCTAACTATAACAAATCCATCACGGTGGGTAACTGTTCTTGCGTCAGATTTCCAATCATCCCAGGCAAGATCAAACTGCTCTCTTGTAAATCTATGACATAGACAGTCATATAGCTTATCATCAGATTGTTGGATGGATACTACTACATCAGTAGAAAAAACATCAACAGGAATTATTTTAAACATTCTATTCTGATTTACTTTCTACAATCTCAATTAGTTTTTCAAGACAAAAAAGTTCTGCTTCTTCATAGGTATAAAAATCTTCATCATATAATTTACCTAATGATTCTCCAGGTTTTGTGATGTGCCATTGCCAAGAGTCTTGACTTATAGATGTAATAGTTGAGTGTAATTGATACTTCTCTCTAAACCATCTAAATGCTGACTGCCAAGTTGGGGCAGAACATGACTCATCTTCATCTAAATATGTATTTTGGTGGTTATCAAATTTACAATCTCCTTGATATTTAATATCATCACCAGATTCTTTAGGTGTATCTGACAATCTACCGTCTAATTCATAATAACTAAAACATGGTTCATCAAATCCAAGTTGCTTCATTCTTAAAGCTAACTCATATGGTACAAACTCAGAAGTTAATGAATGATTTCCCATTTCTTGTTTTTTTTGCTCTTCCATGTAAAATATTATTTATTGTTGTTACTTTAATATTATAATATGTAGCTGCTTCAGTCTGTGAATTAAAAACTAAATTATCTTCTACACATTTTATTTTTTTAGACATCCAATGAATATCTGGTTTATTTCTCCACTCATAGGGTTTATAAGAAGGTGCTTTAGAAATATTTGTTTTTATTTTACCTGCTTTTACTTGATATTGTTTAAGTAAAAGAATGTTTTTACCATTTATACAAGCTTTAACATTTCCAGGAGTTGTGTTTAAATATTTCGCACAAGCTTTTTGGGACTCAAATTGTTTAATTAACACACCTTCTTTTGTAAATAAGGTCACAGGAACATTATTCCATTGTCCAGCACCATAAGCTCCTTCACCTCCTTTAGTGTGATTTACAAGGTTACAACCCCATTGCTTAAATTGCTCTATCCAATATTGTTCTAACCATTCCCAATCTCCATCTATTTCATCAATAACTGTCATTATTGGTTTTAAATCTTTTTTCTTAAGACTTTGAATCCACTTATAACAATGACTTTTATTTTTAGGATGACCCCAAAGATGAGATAAAAATCTTCTATGAGGATTATTTGACTTTCCAACATACTTAATTAGCATGTTTCTTGGATCTTGCAGTATGTAAATATATGTTTTCATACTACAAATATACAAAATTAAGGTACAAATTCTTTTTCCATCTTACTTTGATTTAAAGTTTTTATATTTTCTTGATTGTAAAATTGGTCTGCTAATTGCTGACCTACTTCAAATAAATACTTTTCCATTCTATTCTGATTTAAAGGTTTCGTTGTAGTATTGTTCTGATGTAGTATATTCATCATCTATACCATCAAGATATGCTGTACAAATT